TTTAATTCTCCTTTCAATAAGAACTTATAATATCCCATATACACGTGTCAACAAAAACCCTCGCCATATCTTTGGCGAGGGTTTTGGCTTCAACAATGGAGAACCGAGTTTTGAACTCGACGTTGGAAACGTAGGAAATAATATCCCATACGTCAAGTCTTTAGTTCATCTTTAGACTTTTCCTCAGTTCATCTTTAGACTTTTCCTCTTCAATTTTTTTATTAGAGGCTTCCCACCTGTAGAAGATGTGGTTTTGGATTCGAACCACTTTGGTTTTGGTTTCTGCCCAGTCAGGATTTACATAAATAGCATGGTAGAAAGTAGAGCCTTCTGTTACGTCAAATACCATACCAGATGCAATCAAATACGCGACCAGTAGAGACTCTCGTGCGGACTGATTAGTGAAGTCAATTTCGTCGCTCTTACCGTCGCAGTAAAAACTAAATTGGCAGCGGTGTCGCACGGGCAAGTCGGGCCGTGTTTTATATGTTGGACCCTGGTATACGACTCCACATACGTCGTTTGGAAAACGCTCATCTGCTACACGGTTCATAATAACCGAAGCGACCGCCAACTTGCCAATAAAAGGCTCTCCCCGCGCTTCAAAAAAAATAGCTTGGGTCAAACACAGAAGAACCACAGAAACGGTCACTTCCCTTGGCCTTTATATTTCTTAAAACTACGGCGTTTCTGTTTGTTCAGGGGCCGAGTAGAAGAGCTATTGCCAATAGAAGTGCGTTTCCTTGGTTTAAGGGGTTTGTAATAAATAAGCCCTATTAAGCTATTTGATTTAGCCATGATCTACAGGTTCTAAATCAACCTCTGAAGCTTTTCCGGGATAAAGATTCCTAAAAGTCTCGCTCTCAGCGTGGATTAATCGAAGTTGACCGCTAATTGTGCGACCTTCCCGGACCGCTCGGTTCTTAATTTCTTTGTACGTTTGGACAGGAACCAGTACGCTTTTCCATTTGTTGGTATCCATCATAATCTCCAATTCAATAGATAAGCGAACATATAAGATATGTCGGGGCAGTGCAAGAAAAAATCCCTACGTCCTCAGTCGAGTTCGGACGTAGGGAAGTTTAAGCGGACAAAGACGCCAGGGAGGTGAGAAGTCTAGGCCGCGGTTCCCCAACTCTTGCCAATCTCGACACTACAAGCGTTGGGTACTTCAAGAGGTATGCTGTTTTCCATTATTCTCGCAACAGAATCCGCCTGCTCCTTGTCTTTAACAGAGATAGCGAGTTCGTCGTGTATCTGAATTAACGGGACTATACCATTTTCGTACACGTTTACCATAGCCTGTTTTGTCATGTCGGCGGCGGACGCCTGAATAAGACGGTTAAGAGCTTTGTAGGTGTATGCCCGCTTGAGACGCGCCGTTGGACCATATTCAAGAACCGCCTCTTGATACGGCAACGCCTTGTTCATTTCAAAGGTATCAGGCTCCCATAGGTCAAACCGACACTTGCGGCCCTTTAATGACCGGATAGCCCCTTTGCTGGCTTTGTCGTTAAGTCTGTCCGTTACGCCCCGCATCAGCATTTTTACAAAAGGCACCCGCTCATGGTATTGGTTGATTAACGTCTTGGCATCGTCAATCGGGATGTCCAACTGCTCAGATAACTTGTTGACCCCCATGCCGTACATCATTCCAAGATTTATTGTCTTGGCCTGTTTACGACTGATCTGGGCCATGTCGGCGACCATTGTGTGGAAGTCCATGTCGGGGTTATTGTTATAACCGTCCACAAACTCCTCGACGCCTCGAAGCGGGACGTTTCTTGACCGCCCAAAAACAGAAGCGTAGTGGACCAAGATCCGTGGTTCTTGTTGCGAGAAGTCAATGGACGCCCACTCCTCACCTTCTTCCGGCAGAAACAAAGACCGGATCATAGGACCTAACTCAGGATCGCGGGCCGGGATTTGCTGTAGGTTAGGATTGCTCATGGAGATACGTCCCGACACGGTGCCCCCGTCATCAGAGCGTATTTGATTAATGTGCCCGTGAATGCGTCCGTCGTCGCCCACATGCTTGAGTATAGTTGCGACAAACGTGCCCTGTATTTTATTCAAGGACCGTGCTTCGACCACAAGCTTTGCGAGTTCATGCTCGTGGTCCGTCAAGAAGCCCTTGGTAAAAGACGGTGCGCCTTTCTCTGTCTTTGGGTAGGGGATTGATAGCTCGTCAAAAGCGCTCGCAAGGCTTTGGGCCGCCCATATCTCCACGGGCCTTCCAACAAGCTTTTTTATTTCACGGTTGACTGACGCCTCCCTCTTCATCAGCGCCTCTTTTGTGCGCTCTGCGGCATCCAGATCGACGCGCACCCCACGCCATGTCATATCAACGAGGCACGGTAGCAGATTGAGTTCAAGGTCCACGATGTCATGTAGACCTTCTTTGCCTATCTCTACTTTAAAATAGTTCCAAAGTTCCAAGGCCAGTTCGGCGTCAACCTCGGCGTATTTCCCCACGTACATAGACGGCATTTTCCACATTTCTGCCTTCGGGTCTAAGCCAAACGCCCGTGCCGATTCAATCAACTCTTTCTCAGACTTAACCTTGTTCAAATAGTCATAGGCCACGCTGTTTAGAGAGAAGGACCGTCTATTTTCATCCAACAGACTAGCGACGACCATCGTGTCGATGATCCTGCCCTTGACCTCAATGCCATGGGCTCTAAGCCAACCCACGTCATACTGAGCGTTGTGAAATATCTTTTCGGCGGGGCACTCGCAGACTTTCTTCATCCACCGCTCTACAAGTCTGCGGTCAAGATTGCCGCCGCCCAGATGGTTGACGGGGAAGTAGCCAGACCAGCCGTCTATGGCTACGGCATAACCCACCACTTCCCCGTCCTTACGCGCCCAACCCGGTCCCAGTGATTTAAGGTTAGGGTCACGTGTCTCAAGATCAATTGCGATTTGCTTTGCATCAAAGATATCCGGCAGGTCCACAGGAGGAACCCACTCAGTCTTCAAGTTACCCGTCAAATCTAAAGCCATTTGTAATGTCATGCTTACACCTACTCTACGAGATAAGACTCCTTAACTGATTGCGGAGACATTAAAAAAAGTTGCTGTTTGGTTCGTGTGACGCCCACGTAAAATGTGCGGTGGAGATCGTTGTCTCCCTCCTGGCTAGCATTGGACTCCCTGACGCTAGCATAGCTTATGTCGGTATAAAGAACGACATTATCCGCCTCGCCGCCTTTCGCACCGTGTATCGTAGATAATGTGATGCGGGGCCTTTCGCTAATGTTCTCGCCACGGTTTTCAACGGCGCGAAGATATACCCTGTGAGCCTCTGGCATTTTTGTCAGGACCGTGTGCCACGGTTCGGTATGGTCGGCTAACAACCCCACGTTCATAACTAAGTCTTCGTAGGTCACGAGGTCATCGTCTTCAACTTGGGCAGCGGCCTTGAAGCCACGCGCTAATCCGTTGCCTACGTGCAGGTAACTGTAAATTGCGCGGACCTCCTTGCCGTCTATGTCCTTGTCGGCTTGCAGTTTTTTCCAAGCTGCTATCGCCATTAATACTTTTTCTGGTACTGATTTACGGTTTTTCATCTCATAGAACAAGCCCGCCGTCCTTATTTCTTCCTCTGCATCGTCAAGCATGTAGGCGCACTGGGCTAGAACGAGCCACGTTCCTTCTTCAAGATCGTCAATAATTGAGCGTATGGAGTGTACATAATGCACCTCCCCGTATCGCTCTTGCGGTGTGTAAGTTTTTGGGTAGCGGTCAGATATGCGAGACGCGATAGTTTCCGCTAACGCATGAACGGCGACAGGGACTCTCCAGCTTTTAGAAAGCGTCTCAGATGCCCCTGGAAGCTCCAGAAAAGAGTCCACGTCTGCGCCTGCCCACCTAAAGATAGCTTGGTCATCATCTCCTGCCACAATCACCCGGTCAGATTTATCGGCTATAGCCTGTACCACACGCCATTGCAGCCGCGATAAGTCCTGGGCCTCGTCCACAAATACGGTGTGAAAGGACGGGCATAGCTGGTCTGCTTGCTCTAAAAAGACAGTCAACATGTCTGTAAAATCAAAAGAACGAGTGCTTTTGCGGTAGTCCTCGTAGCACTTTGAAAGGTAAAGTATCTGAGGCCAAGGGTATTTGTAGGCCTCTTCCCAACTGTCATAAGCTTGCCGTATTGTGATCTGTTTTAAGCGGGCCATGGTAATTAAACCAAGCACTGTCTTAACATCAGGCAAGGCGGTGGAGATATTTTCCACCATTTCAGGGTCTTTTTGATCCCAACCAAAATCGAAGTCGGTTTGGTCAGACAACTCTCTCCAATTTTCCTTCGACATAAGCTGGTCAAAGTTGATGCCTGAGTGTCGAAAACAAAAACTGTGCAGGGTTCTGAAATGGACAAGGTCCTCATGGTCAAGCCCGAAGCGGGTGACAGCGCGGTCTCTGGCTTCATTCGCTGCCTTTCGAGTGAAGGCAAAGAAGCCTATCTTATTGGGCTGCACACCCTGCATGATTAAGTCATCAATTTCGTTCAAAAGGCGGGTGGTCTTACCTGTGCCGGGCGGACCAAATATGCGGAAATATTTCGACTCAGAAAGGGACATCATCAAACTCCTTTTGCTCAAAGGGTGTGCCCACGTCCACCTTTCCAGACACAAAGGCAGGTATTTTGTAGACGTTAACCGTTGAGTCTTGGATGCGGAGTTTTGAGTGAACGCCTCCTATTTCTCTCAATCTTTGTGCGACCTTCTGGCGCTTATATTCAAAGAACTTGTTACGTTGCAGGTAGGATTCCAAGTCTCTTAGTCGAAAGTAACTTGTAGCGGTCTCGTCTTCGGTCCAGGGCTTGCCCAGCAAAATCTCTTCTTTGCTGTTGGCTTGTTGGAAATGAACACAAAAGTCACGAAGATATTCATAAAAGATACCCTTGGTGCTTTCTTCTTCGGCTACAGGTATGACTGCGGCGGCATTATCTCGAAGTTCTGACAACAGCGCTGCAATTCTTGTCTCCCAAGCCTGCTTTGTAGAGGTAGGCGGTAAGAAATTCAATTGCTCCATACAAGCTTTCTGGAAAGAGGGCTGCGACATAAGCGCCTCTGTATCAAGTTCAATAGGTGTGCCGTTCACATCTAAGAACCAAATAGGTGGGTGACTGTCGTACTTCCTCAAGTTTGCCATTGCAGCAGAAGCGGTGCCGCCAATCCCAAACTTTCTCATCAGGCAAGTGGGCCTGTCACAATACGAGTTGATAGGCGCGTCGTTACATTTGTAAGCGTAGTCTTTTTTCTTTAACTGGTTTACCACTACACCTATTTCGGTCAGCCCCAGCGGTGGGTCCACGTAGGCCATGTTCCACTGCATAAGTTCCGTTTCCCAGGAGTCCGGGTAGACCTTCTGTAGGTATACGCCTATGTTAAATAGACCGTTATTGCGGCCACCCTCAGATATCTTCTTAGGCAATAAGACCTGTAGACATGGAGGACCGTCCACCAAGAAGTCTTGCTTTTCGACAACGCTCAAAGCTTCAACCTGCTCGGGCGTCTGCACCCTCTTCTTATAAAGCGCCAAAAATTCTTCGAGCGTCGCAGCACTGCCGTCGTCGTTGAAAGCGTGACGCAGGCTGTCCTCGTGGCTAAAATATGGCAGGTTGATGGCAGACCCCACGTCCCCACGGTCTACGCTAATTTGTTCCTGCTTTGGGAAAATCTCAGCATCCCCAAGGCCCATGCCCGCTGCAATCTTGCGAAGAGCCTCTCTCATCTTAGCCGCTGGCATCCACTCTTTACTGAATAGATAACAGTGAGCGCCTCCGCTTTTCGAGCGGTCTACAATGAGGGGCAACTTCTTTTCGAGCAAGAAGTCGATTATCTTTTTGTGATCTAAGGGGTATTGGTCAATGTCAATACACCCAAACTTAACCTGGGACTCTTCATTTAAAAGAAAAATACCCAACGATGACTTACCTGACAGATGCGCTTCATAGTGGTCTAAGGTCAGCGCCTCGCGTCTCGTCTGATATGTTCCTTCATTCTTACCTGCGCCGTTCTTACCCGCTGCCGTCATCGTGATATACGCTGACGAAAGCCCTTGGAAAGCCGCCGCGAAATCTTTCACGTGGTCCATAATCTTTCCTTAAAGGGAAGGGGGCGACTTGCGCCGCCCCCAATGAGTTAAAACGGTGCGTCTGTTGAGTTGTCGCCTGCGTTAGATTCGTTTTCGTGCTTAACGACAACTTCACCCGACATGATTGAATCGTGGAAATCTTTTGCACGAGAGTACAATTGAGCGTTGTCAATCATGCTGTCCCTGGAGATTTCCCAACCATGCCACGAGCCCTTGGAGTTTTCTTCCGCGCTCGTTTTAAGGTGATAAAGGTGCGAGAACCGTGGTGGAGTAAACGTGTTCCCGTTTGCCCCGGTTACTTGCACGGAAGCCACCATGGAGTTCCACTTCCGGCTCTTCTTTAACTGCGTAGATTTCATCGCAATCAAAGCAGTTTCGGAGCTACCATCTTCATTAACCACCATCACAAAATGCTGGTGGGTCTCTTCAATGTAGTTGCCATCGCCACCTACAACGTAGTCCTTATTGTCTTCTTTAGACCGCTCAGTCTCGGGACGTTTTTCTGTTTGAGTATAGACGTTAATAGGTGCGCCAGAACCAGACCCCCGAGGGGCCCATTCGATAAAACGCTTCTGGTAAGCGCACGGCACAACTTTTATACCGTCTTTGCCTTTGTACACTTGACCAGTGACAGTATTGTAAATGTCACCTTTACGTGCGTCGATATCAGGGTCATCCAATAGAGGATCGAGGCCGCTCAAGATTTTGAGAAAAGGAAGCGCGAGGTCGTCCTGCGTCAAATTTTCGAGGCCTGCGAAAGAGTCACCCTCGAACATTGTTAGGAGATCACCGGTATTTCCAATTTCTGTTTTACTTTTTTTAGCTACTGCATTTGCCATGATTATTTTCCTCCTTTAATCGTGGCTCGTTGTCCAACCCATGCACCAAACAAGTCCGTGGGAAAATCATCACCCGCCTCAACACGTTCTTTCACAAAGGCCCGCATGGTTGAGGGGTGTACTTCTGTCTTAGCTTCCGCCGTGTAGCCTTGCGCTTCAGCCATTTCGTAAAACTCCTTCGCTTTGGAGTCCTCCTCCTGACCAAAAGAACAAAACACGGTGTTCTTGATTATGTCGCCATAACCATTCTTTCGCAGCCAATCGTAAACCTTCTCACGGTTTTCTTTAAGCGGCGACGCTGAATAGGTTTGTTTGACAGTAATCTTTGAGCCGTCATCCAGAGTAAACTCGGACATACCCAATTCAGCGAAGAGCGCGGGCATGACTTCGTCAGTCAGGCGACGGTGTTCCGCTTCCTTCTCTTTTAAATCAATTTGAGCCGCCTCAATCGCTTGAGCCGCCAATCTGATTTGTTTTGCTGTTTCGGAGACGCTGGCAAGACCTTTTTGCCCTACCCGTTCAACTCCGCTTGTTACGGAGTCTTCAAACTCTTTTTCAAGAGTATCAAGAAGATTAAATTTTTCTTCCATAGTTCACCTTTCATGGTTCGTGGTTAGAGTCCCGATAGGGACTTGACTTTTCGCTTATACGCTCATATTTTCGCATAGTCAACAAGGAATTTTATTGTGGAATATACCTTCAAGACAGAGCCATTTAACCATCAGCTTACCGCTCTTTCGGACTCGTGGTCCGAGGAGTATCACGCGCTATTCATGGAGATGGGCACGGGTAAGTCAAAAGTTATCGTGGACACGATTGGCAAACTTTACGGTGAGGGAAAGATCAAGGCGGCGTTAATCGTAGCACCCAAAGGGGTCTACGACAATTGGGTCAAGAAAGAGATCCCCCAACATTTGCCAGATTACATTGACCGTAAGGTCGTGCGGTGGACGCCAGCTAAGACGAAGAAGTTTGAAGAAGAACTCCATGAATTAATTTTAAGCCCCTTCGATGGAATTAAGGTATTTGTAATGAACATCGAAGCGTTTTCTTCAGGGCGTGGGGCGCAAGCGGCATATGTCTTTTTGGAGCGCAACCCCGACAACATCATGGTTGTCGATGAGTCCACTACTATTAAGAACCGCAAGGCGCTCCGTACAAAAAATATCGTGCAAGCCCGTGACATTGCAAAGTATCGCCGCATCCTGACAGGGTCTCCTATCACAAAGAGCCCCATGGACCTTTTCTCGCAGTGCAACTTTTTGAGCCCGAAGGCGTTGCACTCGAAAAGCTACTTTGCTTTTCAAAACCGCTACGCTCAAGTACAGCGTCGCACAATGGGGCACAGGTCTTTTCAAGAGATTGTCGGTTACAGAAGACTGGATGAGCTTGGCGAAAAGCTGGACCAGTTCTCTTCGCGGGTCTTGAAGTCTGAATGCTTGGACTTACCCAATAAACTCTACATTCGTCGGAACGTGGAGCTAACCAAAGAGCAAAGGCGCTTGTACGACCAGATGCGGCAGCTTGCCCTGTCTGTATTGAGCGACGGGTCTATGAGTACGACGCAAAGCGTCCTGACCCAGCTTATGCGGTTGCAGCAAATATGCTGTGGGTTTGCCCAGCCTGACGACGCGCCCTTACAAGAAGTTGAAAGCAACCGGGTCAAAGAGCTATTGGAAGTGCTAGAAGAGGTGCAAGGCAAGGCTATCATCTGGGCGACGTTTACGCACAGTATCCGAGAGATTACGCAGGCCATAGCCGAGGTCCACGGTCCGAGTTCCGTGGCATCCTACTATGGGGAGACGCCGCAAGACGAACGGCAAGCAACCGTCGAACGGTTCCAAGACCCTGATGACCCGCTTCGTTTCTTTGTGGGACAGCCCAGGACAGGCGGCTACGGCATCACGCTTACTGCCGCGACAACCGTCATATATTTTTCTAACAGCTATGACTTAGAGATACGGTTGCAGTCAGAGGACCGCGCTCACCGGATTGGACAAGACAAACCTGTCACATACATCGACTTGGTGTCGCCTAAGACAATTGATGAGAAAATACTGGACGCTCTTTACGACAAGAACATACTGGCGGGAACGGTGTTGGGTGAAGAGGTCAAGGGCTGGTTATCGAATTAGACCCTTCTCGTATCCCGCTTTTTTCGTATAAGTTAAAACGTCATGCCGTGGCTCGTCTGATATAGAGCAATGCACCCACCCCGAGTGGGGGTCACCCTTTGTATAGCACTCTAGTATAAGTTGGTCGAAGTTGAGGTTGGCCTCAATCCACGTGGCGAGATTGTAGTTGTCAACGCCCGGAACTTCAAAGTCGGCGGCTTGGCCCTTCGCATGCTGCGATTTAGCGCTGCTACCAATTAATACACACAAGGCCTCAGAGCGGTAACCAGACGAGGGTGAGAACGGAACTCCGTAGTGTTCCCGTACAGGCTCTAATATCTCTTTGCACAGAAGGGTCAGGTATTCGATGGATTCTTTGTCAGCGGAGTTGTCAAGGTTGTTACGCGCTGCGATATCGCTTTTTTCTAACTCGGCAAGGGAGAAATGATCTGATAGCTGCATAATCAACGTCTACCGTAGAAGTTACCTATACCGCCCTGCGGTACAACCGGACCCCCGGATGCTTTGCCGGTTACTTGTCTCTCTAGGGCGTCAAACAGTGGGGTGTCTACCTCAAGCTGCCCGTCTTTAAGTCCAACGGTCGCTAAGTCGGGCACCCCAGCCGCTTTTCCAACTACACCTATAGCGGCGGCGGGTACGGCACCAACACCTGTCAGGGACGCAATAGCCCCAAGAGTAGAAAGACCTATTGAGGGGTTTTCGTTAAACTCTCTAATTGCGTCATTCAAACTATCTCCAGGCATCGCGACGCCGTCCCGCACGTTTTGAGTAATCCCGGCTGCGTCTACAAACGTGGGCAAGCCAGCTTCAACGGCAGCCTGTGCGGCCCTCATGTTAGCATACTCTTGGTCCGTGCCTCTTAATCCCGTAAGACCTCCAAAAAAGCTCATTGCTTCTTCTGCTGTAGAGTAGCCGCCTTCTTTGGCCGCTTCTGCGGTATAAGCTTCTGGTCCTTGGGGTTCATCGTATACCCCACTTTCACTGCCATCGCCGCCACCGTCTCCGCCTAGAACCCAACGGTATTTGTTTTCGTAATAATCTACACCAAGCTGGTCGTAGATGTTGACGAGGCCGTCAGACCACGGCTGTTTATGAAACAAGTCGGAGGTGTGCATTTTTCTTTTTCCGTTTTTCTATTTGAAACAAAACGCCCGAGGTCCAGCGCTTATGCCCGCCCTTTGCGGGGCGGCGGAACCACGCGCCATCCTTCGGATAAGTGTCAATGTAATATTCGGTCAGTTCCTTTTGTACTTGACGCGCAATAGTACGGGCATTGTTGTACGGCGCAATAAAATCTATGACCCAAAGCGTTCCGTCCCCCGGTCCGTTTTGCCAGTCTTCTGGTTGAAGTTTACGACTGCCGTCCATGTAACCTTTCTCCGCCTCCTCGTCTAAAAAGGCGTAAGAGTAAAGTCCGCGAGGCGTGTAGGTAGCACTCATGCCGGTGTAATCCGTAGAGTAAATGACGGACATTTTGCCGTGCATAAGCGGAGGAATGACCAGCCGCTCAAGATCCTTAATAAGGAAGTTACGGTGCAAGTCAGACTGCAACATTAAAAGAATTACATCGACAAGCTCATGCCGCAGGTCAATATCGTCCATATCATACGGCACGGCCTGCTCCTAAAATTGGATCGTCTGGGAACAACGCCGCCAAGCCTTGGCGCTGCTCCGCATTAGCTTGGCCCGTGGGCCGCGAAGGGGGTGCCCCGGCTTGTGCGGCCTGCGCCAGTTGCGGTAAGAAGCCAGCTTGCTGCGACGGGGGGTTGAACTGCTCAACGTCGAGAGAGGACTGATCTCCTATGGGCGGCTTTTGTCCATAAGGGTCGAGCCTTCGCTTGAGCGCTGGCGCGGGTTCAACCGGTGTAGGCTCACGGCCCGGCTCTGCTTCTTGGACCCTAATAGCCGCGGTCCTTGGCACGTTTATGACCTGCATTTGAGTTAAGAGGTTAATAAACGTCCGCGCATCGCCCGTTGAGAACTTCGCTTTTGGGTTCACGCCTTTTCTGGTCAACCTCAAAAGTCGAGCGATTTCAGCGGGGTTGTCTTGCATTAGCCTGATAATTCCGTCCTGAGTGGCTGCCACTCGGGCATTTATCAACACGTTCTGGGCCGCCGTCGCGCCTGCGCCCGCCGCGGTAATGCCGCCCGTTCCGCCTAGGAAGCCCCCCGTAAGACGCGAAAGAGTTTTGTGGAGGCCGCCGCCAACCGCTGAGCCGAAAACACGAGCGGTGGCTTTTGCAACGGGGTTCGTTCCTTCGAATACGTCCGGATAGTTCTTCGCGAGTTCATCCGCGAAGGCGGCGTAGTTATCTAGGCTGGTTTTCAGGTTCTTAGCCTGATCGGCGGTCATCAGACCGCTTTCTCGCATCCAATCTACGAGAGAGGGCATTCTTACCTGTGAGCCGGGAACGCTAGGAGGCTCGAAAAGTGTGCGGCGAAGCTGATTGTAATCAACACCGCTTGCTTTTGCTGCGCCGGAAGCTGTTTTTGCATAGTCGATGACTAGCTCTTTTAAGCCTCTTTGCGCCGATTGCCGGGCCTGTATAAGAAGACGCTTGACGCCGATGTCGCTCAGGTCATCAATGTTAAGGCCTCTTACGCCATCAAAAAGTTCTTCTTGTTGCAGCGCTTTTAAAAAATCCCGAGGGTTTTCTCTCGACTTCTTGTCCATAATTCGAATTGGTTCAAGAAGGTTATCAAAAACCGGACGCACACCCGTTTTCGCCCTGTTCGCCGCCGTGTAAGCTTTTCTAATTATCTCAATAAAGTCAGCGTCGCGGCCTCCACTCGCCATGGCATACCAAAGGTTTTGGTCGGCGTATTTTTTACGATTCTCGGCAACTGATTTTTGGAAAGAGGTATAAGACCGGCCCTCCGTTAGAAGGTTTTCAAGGTTCTGCTTCAGGCCGGGCAGAAGGTCTAGGCCGTTGTTTTGGGAGTTATCCAACACTTTCTGAATAGCGTTAGACTCAGCCACAGTTATACCAAGTTCTTTAGAGGCTTCGGTAACGTCCTCTACATCCGCCGGGTCTACAACCGCTCGTTTCGTTCCGGGAATTTCTCGGTTAGCCGCAATTAACGACTCAACTTCGCTAAGGATGCGGTGTTCAAGCGCTTGAGCGCTAGGAGGCGCGTCAACCGGTTTAACCAAGTCATCTATAATTCGAGATTCAAATGGGCGCAAGTCTACATCATCTCCCGCGGCGGCAGCGCCGGGACGAAGGGTAGGAGCGCCAATCGGTTCCATGGTGAATCGAGACGCTCGCTGAAGGTCTTCGATGTAAGCGAGTGTCGGAGACCCCAGAGTCTTCATCTTATCCCGCAGCAGTTCAACAGACCGAGACGCACCCTGCTTGCTTGTCTTCGAGACTTCGGCAAAGACTCCGTCGTTAAAGATATTCTGCCGTGCCCTGTAGTAAGCGTTCGCGGCCAAACGATCTGGTATAAAGTTTGCGAGTTCTTCCTCTGGAAGATCACGTTGTGCGTCTTCATCAATAAGTTGTCTTTCAAACGCATCTGCAAGCTCTGAAGCGCGGTTCTTATTTCTGCGACTAACATTAGGGTCTCTGGCTATGTCCAGTAGTTCTGTTCTGAACTCGATTAGTGTCCGGGCGTCCATACCCCCCGCCTGGACAGGTGCGGCGGACGCCGCTTCGGTAGCGCGAGTTACCGCAGCTTTCCTCTCGTTCAACAGCGCAACTTGCTGTTTAAGGAGGTTTTTAGTGCGGGTGGCCTCAGCGCCCTTGGGTGCATAGCGCCCCTCATAACGGTTCGTTATAATCTTATTTATTTTTTCGACAGCGTCGTCAGCGTCTAAGTCAATGTCAGCAATTCTCTTGCGAAAAGTGTCCGCAGTCGGGCCTTCGTTGTCAGCGAGAGCTTTTGAAAATTTTTGTTCGGCGGTTTGCAGGGTCTTGTCGTTACGAACCAAGTCACTAATCGCAGGGCGTCCCTGCAAGGAAGCAGCGTGATCGGCCCGAATATCTTCGACATAATTGATTATCTTTTTGAGACCGTCGGGCAGCATCTCCCGGACACGCGGGTCTTTGGGGATAAGCTCGCTTTCATCCAAGGCCTTGACCGGGATAGGGGTGTCGTCGCCGAATAAAATCCGATGCTGCGGAAACTTTCTGTACAGATTAGAGGCCGTATTTGATGTGGCCTCAATAAGCGGGTCTATGGCCCGGAACAAAGCTTCAGACGCATGGTTTGCATCGAACTGGTCGCTTCCTACTACTTGTTTATAAGCGGAGAGGACCCTACCTGCACGGTCAGCAATTTTTTCGGCCATGCCCGCCTCAAATGTCTTTTGCGCCAAAGTAGACGCTAACAGGTAGCCGTCGCGAGAGTTGGACATAATACCCGCCTGTACGATACCCGTTACAGCATTTACTTCGTTGGCTACGTCAGCGTCGGTGGCCGCCTGCGCGGCTTTTGCCTGCGCGGAAAAATCAACACCCTGCCTCTCAAACATTTGGCGCATCTTTGCAAAACTTGGCACGTTAAACAGCGGGCGAACGTCCCCTCGGGCAAAGCGCTCAATGATGCCGTTAAGAGCGGCCTCTATGGCCTTCGGGTCTTCGCCCGCCTCTGACATCGACCTGTAAAATTCGTCAACCAAAACCTGCGCTGCCTGTTGCTCCCGACGAGCGCCAATGCTTCGTGGGACATCTGCCAAGCGTTTAATAAACCCAGGGGCTTCAATTAACTCGTACGTGCCGCCGGGCCTTTCTCTAAGGTTGAAGTCTTCCGGCTTTGCGTCAGGATCTTGTGCTTTTGCCGCTTCGTATTTTGGCACCGCTCGGTCAAGCTCTGTCTTCACCGCTGCTTTTTTGCCGACGACAGGCGTCAAGGCTTGATAAACTCGTGACAGAATTAGGCGACTTGGGCTTAGGGTGTAGAGCGATGATGTTGCTATGGGTGCGCCCGTAGCATAAATTGCTCGGAGAGTGGTATCCCCGGGATTAGTCTCTTCTGCATAGTACGCGCCACCAACACTAGTCGCCCCCAAGGCCGCCTCTGTGCCGTAAGTCAGCGCGGGCCTTTGAGCCGCCGTCGCCGCGGTTTTTCCAATTATGTTCTCAAATCCCCGCAAGAACTTCAGGCTTCTCGGAATGTCGGGATTAGTGGCGATGTCATTAATGCCTTTCATCATGGCGACGCCAGAAAGCCCTACGTCCGGGTTATATCCTCTGAGCGGCACATCAACACCACCGGCGGCGGCCCTGCGGGCTTTCTTTGCGAGAGAGCGCTTTAAAAGCTCTAGCCCTCCAATACCCTCTAGGACGTTTGCCGCTTCCTCTCCCAGAACAACATTGATGCGCGACCGAGGCGTATAAGGAGAAACCTCCCCAAAAAGTTGGTCTTTCAGAAAACCACCGAAAACGTCGGAACCACCTATCATTCCGATCATCGTACCGGCAATCTCGGTTCCCACTGCCAAGTAACCCCCGACACCGGGAATCTTAGCAAGCACTCTAGCTAAAGGAGCCGTTGCTTCCGCTCCTATCGTAGCGCCAGCCAAAGACCCCGCCACGCGAGGCGATTCCAAGACCAACTGTTCAAAGAAGCCTCGGTCTTCCGCGTTGGAAAATTCCCGGACGATGTCGCTAAAACTAAGTTTGCGCTGGTCGGGCCGAAGGTTTCTTGTTTTCGGATTAAGGTCAAACCACGGTGCGGTGCCGTCTCGAAGGCCCTCTACCGTCATTAGGCCTCCAATGAAGTAACCCCGCTCAGTGTCGTCTTGCCCCAAAATGTCGTCTACAACGCGATGGGCAAGAACGGCGGGGGTGGAGTCACCCCACCGCTCAAAGGTGTCGGTTATTTCTTTTTCGCCAAATTTACTTGAGACAAACGTCGGCATTTCGTCAAAAGCAACGCCTACGGGGCCCTCTACCGGAACTTCAGGTTCTTCTTCGGCGGGGGGCGGTTGTACAGTCACCGGAGGCGGGATCAGCTTAATCGGTTCGTCAGCCATGCTGCTTACTTTCCTGTAATATTGTTCTGTAGGTCAAGCTCCTTCATAAGCGCCAAAACACCGTTTCTCGTAGAGTAAAGTTCGTTAAGCGCCATCAGGCGCTTCTCCAAATTTTCCGGCGAGATGGTGGCGATCTTTGCAGATCTTTCAAGCCGGTCAATGCCCGCCTCAAGGGACCCTAGATAAGTTTGAGCTTTTGAGTAAAACGACTCGGGCGAATTAGCAACCAGAAAGTCCCCAGGAATGACTGACGTCAAAAGGTCTTGAATCTTGACGTTTTCTTTTCCGGGAAGTGCCGCAAGGGAGGCCGTTAGACCATCGACAAAAATTCGACGGGCTATGTACGCGCCGCGGTCCGCGCTGGACGTACCGGGCATATCTGCAAACCTCAACGCGAGGTTAAGTGCTCTTGTAGCCAGCCCTGTCGCGCCGAAGGCGTCTTTCAGGTCGGAAGCCGCTTTGCTTACTGTTATGCTTACAGGTTCTTGGGCTATTTTAGCCATACCGTCGAACATAGACGTTGTTGATTTATCCATTTCTTCGAGTATCTTGTTCAGGGCGTTCTTATTCCCCGCAGCCAACTGAATTTCCGCGTTCGCTCTGACCCTCTCGCTTATATCGCCTACCCGATTACCTCTATCAACGATAGCTTTGGCGATCTCTGGGCTATATCGAACAGCGGGCTTTAACACATAGCCTTTTTCAGGACCCTCGTAGACAGTTCTAGGATTCATTGCATTTTCCAGCATCGTGGAGATCTCTCGGGCTCTTTTTTCGTTTTCAGGAACTTCGCCTGAGCCCCAGAGTTTGTAATACACCTCTTCACCCTTCTGTTCTGAAGGCGTGCCCGCACCCCTCACATACGGAACTACTTCATTCAGTAGCGCCGGAACATAAGCTCCGGGTTTTTCGTACTGTTTGGCCTTTTCTGATAATCTTTTAAGATCTGCGGCATGCTGCTTTATGGCTATTTCGTCTTTCTTTAATTTATTTAAAATCTGGTCTTGTTCTTTCCTATAAGCAAACTCTTTCTTCTTTTGAGAAAGCTCTTTATCTTTAAGGGTCTTTTCTTGCTCAAGGCGATTTCGTTGTAGCGCCGAAGCGGCCAGATTATTTTCAACTTGAAGCCTAGAGGAAATATCTTCTTGTTCGCTCATTGCCTCAAGTTTGTAAGCTTGAGTCAAATTTAGAGTATCTATGGTGCGTTGATGCTCGACCTCTTTGGCGTTAGCCTCTAAAGCTTTTGAAAGTTTTATCTTTGCGCCTTCTATCTCACCCTGGCGTGCAAGAATCTCTGCTTGAGACATGAAACTCCTTGAGGCCTCAAGTCTTGAAGTGAGGTCGTTTAAAGCCGCTTCTTCTTGTTTCAAGGCCCTTTGCCTTGCGAAGGCGTCTTCTCCTTGTTTAACTTCAAACTTTCTCCCTTTAAAAGCCTCTATACCTCTAGTAAGTGCTTGTTGCGCCTGTAAGGCGCTGGCCCTACGTGTCGCTTCTTCAGCAGACAATTCTTTCTCAGCGCCTTCAAAAGCTTTTAACTTTAAAGCTTGTTCTGTGGCGGCTCTCGACGCAGCTAGTCTGGCAACATTTTCGCTTATACCGGACTCGGACAAGGATTGAGCCAACTTAGAAACCACCGATTGCCCTGGCGCAGTTGGTTGAGCAAAGGCGGCCCCCGCTTTTGCAAGGTCAGAAAAGAATTGAATTTGTGCGGCGGTGTTATCCTTACCCGCCGCTGTTATCTCTTCGAGCAAAGGAAGCCTTTCTTGATAAAGCTCTCTAAGCGTTTTTGTGGGCTCGTACTGACCACCACTATAATCATCCATTGTTGGCTTCGTTCCAGCAGAGGATTTCGTTGTAGGAGTGCTTATGCCGGTAACAGCAGATGTAATGTCTACTGGGTTTAATTGTCGAAAATTAGGAGACTTTGTTCTTGTAGTGGCTACGTTAATATCAGGAGCGGGCTTTATCCTTCTTACAGGAAGTTCTCCTCTAGTGGTCCGGGCATACGGAACTAGGCCCTGGTAGCGTGGGACGCCGCCGTTCTCAAAGCGGAGGACCTCTCCGCCTTGGTTAAAATTTACGGGGGGCGACGCTCCTTCCGACGCGGGGGCGGCCATCGACATGATCCCCTCTGCCATATCCCCTTGCACTGGCACGTCCATGGCAGTTTGTGCCATGGGGCCAATACCGCCAGTGTCCACTTCGGTCTCCGGCAAGCCCATCAACAACATCGTGGGCTGCAAGAGAGCAAGCACCGAGTCGGGCGTCTGCTGCGCGTCGCTCGGGCCAACCACTCCTGCAAGCTCTTGGCGGCGCTCCTCTTCCGTTGCCGGAACACCGCGCACCATGTTCATCATCTCTTCAAAGCTTTCGGCCTGCTCTGGGTCACCAAAGCTGCGGGCCGCACCTTGCAGCATCGCCAAAACTTCTGGGTTAACTTGAGAGGCAATGCCGTCCATCTCCGCAGGGCCGAGGTTCGCGGGCATTGGTGCAGGGGCCATGTTGCCCTGTTCCATAGCCGCGGCCATCGGCTCACCGCCCATTTGCATTTGCGTGGGCGGGTAAACATTGAACCTACCGTTCTCTTCAGTAGTCAAAGGCGATTCCGTAACGCTTTCTCCCGGACCCATCATTCCCATAAACGTCTTAAAACCCTCCTCAATCATAGGAGCCGTGTTTGGGAACATTTTAGCTATGTCCATAAGGTCTTGTTGGTTCTGTGCCACGTAGCCTGCAACATCTGTCTTAGAACCACGCATGGCGTTAACGAGACCGTTAAAGATAGCTTGCACGTCATTAGGAACCCTGCCAGCAGGGCCGCCATCTTGCTTAAACTCAACGCCACGCCCCATAAGAACGTCTTTCCGGGTTATCTTGCCATCACCGCTTAAATCCGGGAAACCGGCTGCGCCGCCCTTCTTAAACATCTGGCGGTTCATTACGCTTCTATTCATCATCCGAATAACCCCGCTTTATTTGCCGCTGCTGCGGTGCCGCCGATAGCCGTTAGACCACCAACCAATTGTTGGAAGGGCGACGCAGTCGGAACAGACGCGCCCGTCAAGGACATTTGCGTTGACGGTGCCCCTTTATATATGTCGCTCAAGAAACCAAGACGCTGATAGGGCTCGTAAGCTTGTTCAATTGCAGTCCTTCTCTTCGCATCTTCGACCATTTGATCTATTTGACGCTCTCTTTCTCCAATATCGAAGCCCAACGAAATATCTCTTTGATTCATGGCTTGAGCCGCTTCGCCTAGACCCGCTGTGCGAATACCTAAGTCACTAAGTGCTTGACCTTGACTTAACGCCAAGGAGCCAAGCGTCTGTCCGCCTTGCACGCCAAGAGAACCAATGCCCTCGCCTGCTACCAACTGACGTTTACGCTCGTCTGCTGCCATTTGTTGGGCGTTAAGGAAAGCTTGCGCTTGAGACTGCGCTAGAGCAGCGGCTCGGTTGCGGTTGATTTCTTGTTGTTGTAAATAAGCCCGCGTGCCCCCAAAAGCACCTGCGCTTGCTGCGTCAGCTTCCGCTTTTCTTGCAGCAAGGTCGTAAGCGCGGTCTATCTCTGCTTGGATAGCGGCTTGGTACGGGTTCATATACCCCGTAATCATGTCACCCGTAATAGCCCCAGACCCTTCTGTCATCAGGTCCGTGCCAGTGGTAATCCCCGTAGAAACAAAGTCACTGGGTTTTGTCGTCATCTCACCGAAAATATTAGAGAGAGGCGTTTCAGCGTCACCTAAAAGAGTTCCAGCGTCTGTTATGTACTGACCATAAGAGCCAATCCCTGATTCAGCGGCAGAAAGAGCCGAAGTTTGTAGGTCCGTAAGATCAACGACCTTGTAATCAGGTATTTGTCCTTCCTCGCCAAAGGTTATGGGCCTGTCAGCTAGCGCCTGCGCGTCTTGCAAGAGGGCAAGCTTAATTGCCTCTATTTCCGGCGCTTCTCGGACTATCTGTTCTGTGATTTGTGGTTCAGCCATTACGCCATCCTTTTACCACGGGATTCAAGCCTTCGCATCACCGAATACATATTGTTTATACCGTCTCTAAGGTTGCCTGTCGGGCTGGCACCTCGCACGGCATCGGTTGTAAAAATAAACTCACCCGGCATGACCATTGCGCGGACGCTATCTTTTCCGGGTACACCCTCGTCAGGCATTATACCACCCGTTCTGCGCGGGAAAACCCCTCCGCCGTCTTTTGCAGCAAACAAGTCAGGGAACCGCCGTCTCAAAGTTTCGGACTGCCGCCGAGGAGCTACCCTAGCTGAGATAGGTGATGTGCGGGTGGGGGTGGTGTTTAAGGAGCCTTCGCTTAACCTGTACTTCGCAACTAGCTCGGGATCAATGCCCTGCTGTCCAAAGCCAGAGGGTAGAATGTTTGGTTTTTGCATTTCGGGGGCTTCAAACCCACCTGTTGCTGCCATTAAACCTAGACCAGCCGCCGCGAAAGGAGCGGCTTTTCGGATAAATCCGGGTTCAGCGTCTTTAAGGGCTTTTGCTATGTAGGTTCGTCTAGCAACGGGGTCTTTTGGATATAGTCTTTCTGCTCTGACCGTAGCGTCCGCTACAACTTTCGCTTCTTCTGCGTCGGAAAGTTCGCCAAGAATAGTCTGTTCGTAAAAATCTTTTGCCTGATCACCGAAGCCTGTACCCGGGTCAGGTGATAATTCTGGCCCTGGAACGTCTTGATACCCTGCTTCCATGTACGCTGGGTCACCATATCCTTCGACAACCGGTGGAGTGAGAAGGTCTTGATACCCTGCTTCCATGAAATTTGGGTCGCCATATCCTTCAACTACAGGAATAGTTGTTCCAGGGTACACGGGCCGGTCTAAGCCATAGAATTGACTTGTTCCCATAGTGTCGCTAGACACTTGTCCCGTCGCGGCGGGCGGAAGTGCCGCCATCGCGGTAGAGGTTCCAAATGTCGGGGACATAGGGACGTTTTCAACCACGGGAGTACCCTGTTTTAGAACATCACCAAGACTCCCAAAGTCAGAAAAAGATTTTACGGAAGGTTGAAAAGCTTTTTGAAACTCAAGGTCTGTAACGGCACCAAAAAACTTACCTGTTTGTCCAATATCGGAGGACAAAGCGTCAACTCCCATCTTAAACGGATCTTTGATAGTCTCTCCGCCCAAGCCTTCAGGTAAAATGTTTTTAAGCGTCGGAGCAAAAATCTTACCCGCTGCGGCACCTGCGGCACCTATGCCAGCGCCTTTCAACACGTCACCAAAGTTACCGCCCGCAATAGCCGCCTCTGCACCACCTTGAAGGCCCATTGCTGCAACGCTGCCAATAGAAGGCGCTAATGCTCCCGTGGCACCACCAAGGACTGCTGATATTGCGGCATCTTTTAAGCTGCCCCCGCCTGCAAGACTAGCTATACCGCCAGATACAGCGGCAGCGGCAACGGGGCCCATTACAGGAGTGAGAAGCGCGGTCCCCGCAACTTTAATAAGCGTCGGGGCTACCTTCTTGACTACTTTAGCTACACTCTTAACAACACTTTTAATACCGCGAACAACGCTGCTGAAGAAACCAAACTCAGGCAAGCCCGTCTCAGGGTTGATGGAGTTCTCATCGTCACCCACCATATACCGTTCGGGATCTTCTACGCCCATCTCGCGTAGATGCTCAAAGATAGAAGCTTTTAGTTCTGGAAACTTGTCAATCAGCGGCTTGGGTACGACCAGTTCGCCGGTCTGTACGTGCGCTACCCTGTCGTCACCATAGCGGCCCGCTTTTTCCATGCGTTCGCGTATTGGTCCAAGGTCCGCGATCCCCCCTGCGTCGCCCTTGGACTCTTCGTAGGAGCGAATGTCGTCTTCTTCAAGAAGAAGACTATCAAGACCGTGTGGTTTATACGCTACATTCGCCGACATATTTTTCTCACGTTTCACCGCTAAGAGCTTGCGGCATAGTAACTGATATTACTGTACTGCGCGTTTCGGTTCCAGTCCAATTATTACCACAAACAGGGCATTTTCCATCAGGAAAAGACGCAATTTCTTCTGGTGTATCTACAACATTACCACAAGAGGTGCAGTTAATCTTATCCTGACTCGTAGAAGGATACCATTCTCTTCCATCCGGGGTGGTAATGATAGTCACGGCAGCACCACCGTAACCGTCCCAACAGACCCTGTTGCGGCAGATCCTTCGGGGTGCGGGTTAAAGGCCCTCGTTATCTTAACAAAGCCGTCCACTTCAAAGATTGCCCCTGTCTCTAAACCAGCGTCATTACTTTGCAGTTCCGTAAATACGGTAAACGTATTACGGCCCTCTCCGGGTTGTTGTTGCTGCAAGACGTAAAGAGAAAAGGCTCTTACTAGGTCTGAGAAATACTGCTGGTTGTATACTTCCGGCGGTATCGCAAATGAGGGTGGGACGAGTTCTCGGCTACTCATCGCTTGCCATCCGGTTGTATTTCAATGCGCGGTGAGCCAAGCCGCCACGTCATATTTGCCTCGGTGGACTCCACACGAAGCCCAACGGCGCGGCCTCTCAAGCGCACATGATTTTGCGTCGCCGTGCTGTTTACGGTAGAGGCGCTTGTGCGCGTATACCCCGTACCTGGGAAGTCTTCCGCTTTAAGAGTGAAGGTGACCTCCTTGGTTGCACCACTTGCGGAGTCTAAAAAGCTTATGTCTGGGATAAGCCTGCGGATAAAGCTGTAGGACTCACCATCTTGTATGTCTACGGGGCTAGATTCAATAAAAGCGGTCATGGCGCTGCCGTCGTCGTCAAGCCCGTTTTCGTGGTTATAGAGGTAGCCTGTCGTACCTGCGCCCACAGCGTAAGGTTTGATGCCCCGGTCTAACCAAGCCGTCCTCGCTATAGTCCCAAAGTACCACACTTTTTCAAAGAAGTTGTAGGTAACATACTTATCGTTGGTGCTAGAGGACGCTGACGTATAATACCACGTTATCTCACCAAACTCAGAATTTACCGCTGCAAAAGCCTTCTCACCCTGCGTTAAGTTAAAGTCGCTAAATACCGTATCTCTAACGGTACAAGGTAAGATGTTTACCTGACCATCGTAGACGTAGAACCTGTTTTCTCCCATCCAATACACGAGGTCGTTAACTGCCGCTACAGCGTTGGGTCCAACTACGCTCGTGCCTACAGATATCTGGTTTATACCAAAAACAAGCGGGTCACCTATGTACTGCATGGAGTAGACAGAGCTATCTGTTAAAACAACAATTTCACGTCTTGTCTCTATGGCCCGCACAATCTCAGAGCCAGAACCAATAAACAAAGTGCCTCCTGAACTAGTCCCCGTCTCAGACCAATCCGTAGCGCTGTTTCTGCTAGAAAAACGGATAATTAGTTTACTTTGCGTGGAGGTGTCTGCGGGATTACACCCGAAAGCAATGACGTGTTTGTCTCTGTCTGAGACCATTATCTGACGTGCTACGGAGGGTGCCGTCGTAGATAACGTCGTAAGGTTCACAGCCCTGTTCGCGTAACCAGCAGATTGGTCCCAGTAATATATTGCATCGTCTCGAAGGTTAAAGATCAAGTCGTCATTAAAATTGTCTTGGCTCCACAGCCGCAAAGTACCGCCGCCTGTCACTTCCGTCGCGGCAGAGCCCCACGTACCACGTCCCCAAGTGCCTGCGCCCCACCCGTTTCCAGGGACCACCGAGTTAATACCTGTGCTTAACTGGTAAGCTGCAACAGTAGAGCCCCCGCCATTACCCGTATCAGAAGAGTTAGCCGCCACAGAAGCTGTTATTGTAAACGTATTGCTCGTAGGAACGGTAACTACCTTATATTCTATATTTAAGATAGCTGCTGTAATGTTGCCGCCAAGAGAGGCAGCGTCGCTAAAAGTAACATAATCCCCGACTATTGCGCCGTGGCTTGAGTCTGTAACAGTTAGGGTGGTAGACCCGTCAGTGGCTGCGAAGGTCGCTGACCCCGTGGTTGTGTTACGCAACGGGGTAATGTCGTTAAACCCGGTGCCCTCTTCAACGTAAAACTTTAAATGAGTGCCCACGCCCATGAGCTTAGAACCATCTGAGGTAACCCAGGCGTGTAAAGAGCGGCATATACCCTCAAAGGTGTTTAAGGAATATTTTACCCAACCCCCAAGTTTCTCAGGAAACCCAAACCTAAACCGGACTTTGTCACAATTAGTCCAGCCGCCTTCGTTGGTGTAAGACGTGACTTCGGTATTTACTCCGGGTTTGAATTGTAACTTGCTAAAAGCCATTTACTCGGCCCTTTACTCACTCATTACAGGCCAATCATACATTGGTGCGTTGCCCGTAGGTCTACCGTCGCTGTCTACTGGTGCATCAAACAACGCTTTGAACGCATCAAGATCAGCAGCGTCGGTTATTGCTGTTTCAATAGCAGCACATTTAGTGATGACAGCCGCCCTATAGGTAGAGACATTTGAATCAATGGCACGGTCACGCTCTGCTTTAGCAATTACCTGCCAATCAGTGGGGGCCAAAAGACTGTTAGCTGCTTGTTTTGTTTTATCAATCCACTGTGATTTAAGACCTTTAGATACAAGTTGATTACCATCAACATCAAGTCTTGGATTACCATCACCGTCAACTTCATTAACATCCTCTAAGTTTTTAGGCGTAGAACTCCAAGAACCATCTAAAGCCGGACCACTTACATAATAAAACTTATTATCAGGTCTAGCTTGTACAGTTACCTCTTTAATACCGCGAGCCGCCATTTCGTCAGCCGACCACGAACTTGCCCAGTTACTTGGATGTTGCACACCATTATCATCCATCCAAGCCTTTCCAGGCCTTAGTTGTTTTGTATTATTTAATACAAACATTTTTATCTCCTATCTTGCGGTAGCAGGGCTGGACCCGGCAAATGGGTGTTCGGCGAATGCCATATATATAAATGTATGGCTTGAGTTTATATAACTGGAGTTGCCTCTTGGCTTAAAGCCATTTGAAAGAAAATCTAGTAATCTTCCGCCTGATGCTGCCGCTGCTTTAGCGTCATCTGCCTCTAAGGGTAAATCTACCACATTTGCTGGTTCTCTAGCATTATCAAACATTAGCCACGCACCAGTGGTGTCAATATTTTTAACTATGATAAATGCAGGTTTGAAATCCAGCAGGACTAGAGTCCCATCTGACAATCCGTTTCCTTCATAACTCCCAAAAGCCGAATACCCCGGTATGCTGCGCCAGCAGTAGGCGATATGGTTAGTTGCTGCCCCTTGGTCGTTGACCGCACCAGACGTTCCTACGCTAAACACAAATGGGGATGTTGAGCTTGGTGCGGTATCGTTCCAGAACGTGTTGCTGTCCGCTGTCCCATTTGTGAGGTTTAGTATAAGATAATCAGTCTCAGGAGCAGATGTATTGCCGGAATGATAAACTGCCCAATTGTCGG